AAAAAAAATCAATATGATCCTCTGTGAGGTCTTTTCGACTACTCCTAGTTAGTCGAACATACAGTAATTACGATTAATTTTTTTGGGGCCGATTTTATATTTTTTGCTTTGTTTGGTTTTTTGCATTTTAAATATTTTGTATTGGTTTTAAAAATTTTTCTTCATACGGTATCAAGGAAACGGTACATGTACTCTAAAAGATTAGGGCATGTATGTCTTGTAAATAACACGCTTTTAGTTTATAGTCTTAAACTTCGGACTGGTTTGTTTTAAATCAGTTTCTCTGATTGCTCATTAAAGTCGAGCTGACTGCTCATTATAGTTGAGCTAACTATGTCCAGATGGAAAAATTACCTGGAGCAATGAGGTGACCAAAAGTAAAGTCTTCCCCTGCTCCCGCAGTAACAATAATTGGCGAAGAAACTCCATCGGGATTTAGTAAGCCAAGAGTGGTATACATTTCGTTGTTTGCATTCTCCATTGTTGTATACGTTGTGAAATTTGAATTTGGAGCCATTCTGAATTGACTCGAATAGGGCACGACAAAATCGATAGCTTCATCAGCTTTGATATGTGTAAATCCAGTTCCAATGTCCCAGGCCTTATAGGCAGTGTCCATCGACACAGTGGTAAAAGACAAAATGTTCCCAAGTTGTGGGCTCACAGTCAAAGTGTCTCTATTCATGAATGAATTTCTTGTCAAAAAGCCTGTCGTATCATAGTTGCTCAAAACGATAACTCTTAAACCCCCTCTTCTGAATGCGAAAAACCTGGAAAAGAACATCAGCCATGTTGACGCAAGTTGAACTCCAGTTGTAGTTGTTCCTTCAGGTATTCCAAAATCAGTAGAAAAGGTAAAAGTCAGGACGCTCGTGAAGTCGATGTTTCCTGCTCCAACGGAAAGTCCTTGTGCAATTTGACCAGGTATAGTAATGAACTCTCGCACCGTTCGGAGTGTTCTTAAACTTGTTCGGCCAATTGTGCTAAGACATTGTATGTTCTTGCAAAAGGCGTTGTACACCATGTACTTTCCGGCTTCTCTTGTTGTTGCTTTAAAATCTTTTGACGAAAATCTGGCCACAACAGAGGTATTAGTGGTTTGAAAATTCTTTGTTGGTTGCGTCTGTCCACTAACAAACGCTTCTTGATCTTCTGCTGGATCATTGGCACCTTCAACCATGTCAGTCTCAAAAAACTGAGTGCCTTCGAGTTCCGTTAACGCTAAAGCTTCAAGCCCATTCATAGCTGCTAATATAACTGAAGGATCTTCAAACAATTCCAGAAAAAAGCCAGTTGTTTCAGCAATGACAGCAGCTTCCATTTGATTTTCCCAATTATCATCAAACCCCTGTGTTAACCAAGTCATGTTTCGCAAAATTGGATCGTAAAATTCCATATCTGGGGCAGCCGACATGAAAACATTATAATTAATGGGATTCACATTTGTCAACGAAGTGGTACCAGCAAGAGTCGTCAATTGATTCAAATAAAGCACTCCATTTGTTTGCATGTTTGTTAAAGCAAGATAATCAGTTTGTCCAGTGAATTTTGGCACAGCCAATTTGTCAATCATTTGCGAATAAGGTATTGTGATCGCAACTTCTGTATAACCTTTGACTTCGAAATCAAAACCTTGCAAATTGTAGAGGAGTTCAATATTTGTTTGGGAAGGCACACTGAATGTCCCGATTGGTTTGGGATCATAAGATAAACGCATTCTTACTGTATGGAAATTTGAAGCATGGAAAATGAAAAGATATCTCATTCCCCCTCTCCAGTAAGAATGATTCAACGACAAAATTGTGGCATTTGAAGCACACATCGAAGTCGCAGTATTGAAGATGGGTATCACAGGAGTGACAGGTCTTGCCCAATTCATCATTCCAGCAGCATAGGACGATTGGATTTGATCAGTTGTTTGTAGAAAAGGAACTGTGAAAAGTGAATTCAGCATATTGTCTTCATTTGTGCCACAAGCCATGGCATAATTTGCTTTTACTGTTCCCTCTTGGATATGTCCAGCGGTACGGGTTGGTTGACCTTCACGACGCATGGGATTATATTTCTCGGGCACGATTTTCTTCAGACAAGTGACTTGTTTCGATTGGCCAAACCCATGTTGGCGTTTACTCAAAGAATTTGCCAAACGACGAGAATCAGAACAACAAACAGCTTTCTGGAAATGTGAATCCGTAATGTCACCTTGATTGGTAAAACCCATCATCTCCAAATTGGAAAAATTGGCAAGAACTCTCACTGTAACGGGCGTTGGTGTTGCAAACGCTGACGATAATGGGGAGAGAACAAAAATACGCAAAGTATATCGCAAACGATGGGTATCATTCGCGATTGGATTCATGTCTGCCTCTTTGACCGACAGGTACTTGAGTTCACGAGAAATGGATGTTGTATTACTCGCCAACATTTTGACATGAGGAAAAGACGAATAACTGTTCATAGTATATCCGTAGCCTCGTGTTTCTGCGGCAGGGTCTTCCACACACATCAAAGCGCCATAATTGCCGTTTACAACATTCAATTGGATCTGATAAATCACATTCCAACGAAACCATAGACAGTTCTTCATTTTATCCGTAATTACGATTTTTGACAATAGCAAATCAGGCAACAACAATGTTGTTATTTGTGTTCCTGAAGTCTGTGAAGGAGTCCATTGAAAACTTGCAACTTCAAAAAGACGCTGAGTGTATGAGCCAATATTAATTCCACAGAAAGGCGTTCTCATTAACTTTGGCATTTGGATCGACGAATCAGCATGTTTCAAGTCGATTTCAAGTGTGGTTGTCGTATGAGTATGACAAGATTCTTGTTCTGCTTGTTCTGGATCCATCTGATTCGTAAATTGTAGTCTTTCAAGGATCGCATTCAACAAGGTCTGATTCGTCAAGATTTGTTCAACCTGTTCATCAATACTCTCTTTAATGGATGGTAGATCAGACAATGAATCCATAGATTGACATTTGGTTCGCAGCATGGGCATTGCATTGTTCGCGACACTTAGAACAGTTTCGTCGGACGGCGTGGGAGCAGTGGCGGTGTCAACACCAAGAATTTCCCGGTTTTTCTCAATAGCTTCAAATTCTGCTGGATGAAAAGCGCGAATATGCGGCAGAGGGTCATAATCTTCTTTCCTTGAAAAGATGAGTTCTTGACCACACATATTGCACCTCTTTTTGTATTTTTTGGTGCCAAAAAGAGTAAAAAGACCTTGATTTGTAAAATTTATTGTTGTTGCAGTTGATTTTGATGGGAAGGGCTCAACCAAACTCAGCTCCCCAGTTGTCTTTCCACGCTCTGTGGTTTTGGGAATTAGATCCGTGAATAGATGTTCAGGAAAGACTTGTCCCTGGGCATCACCAGTCAGACCGGCGGCTAGTATCATTTGAAATGAACCATCACTTCCTTCAATAATTTGCCTTGCTTGTTTGTATGAACGCAGGCATGACGTTCTCAGTTTCGTTTTTCCGTCGGTCTTATTATTTTCTAGTATCATGTTCTTCAGAATACTGATGTTGGTATCATACACTTGTTGTCCATATTGCGACATTTCGATTTGAAAACAAACACACATATTATCCATGTCTTCTTCTTCATAAAAGCTTCTTGAATTCCATCGCAACATTTCCCACAATTCTTGTATTGGCATGCAACCATAATACTTTCCATGTCTGTACTTGGTATTTCTTTTCAAAAACGTCGCTTCACTCAAAGGGACAAATTCTTTCGTTGCAGCAGTTTTATCTGCGTAAGTGTACTGAAGGCCGTATTCAGCGAGATAACTTGCGATATTTTGCATGTGGAAATTTTCAACGGCAAGATCGGAAACAGACATGATATTGTCATCTCCCATGACTTTCAAACAAACATGTTCACGGAAAGAACTGACTTCAAATCCGGTAAGGTCACAATAAGCTACCCAAAGAAACATGGAATTGCAGAAAGAATTGTATACGCTGGTCAATGGAAATCCAGATGGATTTCCCTGATATTGTTGGTAAATTGAATCGCGCAACAAATTTTTGAATTGGCAGCAGTTGCCATTATTGTTCTTCTAGCAACACGATATTCATCATCGTACAGATCAGAAACATGATCTGCAAACATGCGTCCCATTTCGTATGGGATAGTGGAATCGAACTTCGAGTAGTCACCGCACAAAAATTTGTCTCCGTTGGTCAACATTCTCGACACCATGATGTCCCAATCTTCTGAAATAGGATTCATCCCAATGGCAATATCCAGAAACTGATGATTTGCTTCTAGATTGCGAACGTACGCTCCAAACAATTTTCTCACGACATAAAGAAAAGAAATAGAAGTGTAACAGAACAAACGAGATTTCTTCATTTTAATCTTTTCAACAGGCAAACGTTCTGCTTTCAAAACGTTAACAAACATTATTTCATTTGGGATTTCTCCTTCATTAAAACGTTTGATAAATGCTTCGCCTTCTTCAACGAACTCTCTGTTACAAACGACATTTCTGTTCAATTTGGCGTCAAAATGAATCCATTTCTTTTTTCCGGGAAATCCTTCTTTGTGCAAAACATAAGGATACCCTGGGGACGTCTTGATATCAATTGGCCCATAGCAAGGAGGAATTCCATTCACAATTTCATCTTCTTCTAATGGTCGCAAAATCATCCGATCTTGGAGTTTGGAATACTCTTTAACCATTTCACCTCTTATTTGCAACATGAGGTCGGTGTCAAATCCACCAGTGGAATTTCCTTGCTTTGCCAATGCAGTGTGAAAAACACCATACGACGGTTCAAAAACGATCGATGGTGCAGTTGTTGCAGGACCAAAATTGTCTTCGATTTGGTTCGAAATGGGAGAAGGATGGAGTTTATTTCTTCGAGGCAGCTGTACTGATTCTTTCGGTGGTAATTTCCCGATAAAATGTAATTTCGGGAGTTTCTGTTCATCAGCCAATCTGTCCGGAACAAATTCTTCATAACTCGACTGGACTGACAACACAGGTTCATCAGATAAAGCAACCAATTCTTCCAAGTCTTCTCTTGGGATCTTGATAACATATGCCAAATTCTCCTTTCCTGCAACATGGAAGCCAAGATATCTACCACTAATTGAACTACAGTCATGCTCAACCAAAATTCCACAATCTCCATTTTGAAATCCAAGTCCATCAATAATATATCCTTCATAAGCATAAGTGTGGCGTTCAGAATGTGGTACATCGAATCTTCGCTTGACCATTGTCATTGCATTGACAATCCCATTTCTCACATCAGGAATGGAAGATCTCAAACCGATAGCAGCAACTTTCACAATCGTTCTTTTTTCTTCTCTCGACATAAAGTGTTGCGATATTTTGGCACGATTAAATTTTCCAGGTATACGCATCGCAGCTATGTCAACCACATTGTCATCGTCGTCATTAAAGTCTTCTACATTTCTCCAAGTATGATTTCTCGTTAGACGATAACATTCAAGCTGATTTGACATAAACCGTATCGGCGTTGTATTGAAAAAACAAACGTCAACACTCAAGAGTTCACCTTCATGTCTTAGCAAGACATGGCTTGGAAATACAATGAGATCTTTTCCTGGTGAAAATCCAAAGATCTTCGCTCGGTGAATTTCATCATCCACCAAGATTTGGAATGTCAGGATACACGTATTTCTGTTCACATTTTTAACGACTGGATCAGTCATATCAAACGCGTGATTTTCCATATTCGGCTTTCTCAAAGTAACACCTCTCAGGACTTTGTTTGTTCTAACAGATCTTTTTGCTATTTCTGGATTGACTCCACTTGAATGTTTGCCTTGAGTTGGTAGGTCTTCTTCTTTTGGCTTCGTAAATATTCCAGCAACTTTTTGGGCTCCTTTCCAGATCATATGATTCATCAGCTTAAAAAGCACAGTCCAAAAGACTATGGAGGCTAACAACTTCAATACCATTCTGGTGAATTTGTAAATGGGAGTGTTCCAGACAGCTTCGGCATCCGACACAAGTTTTGAATATTTTTCTTTCATTCTTTGAATCCAAGTCAGTTGTTCTTGTCGTCTTTGTTCAGTTTCCTCATACATACATTCACGAATCTCTTCAATTGTATCAAGATATAAATCATTCTGAGAATTCGTTTCAAATCCACCATCACATATTCTTTTGCAAAATTTCTTATGATGAACTGAACATTGGAATTTCAAAGCTTCACTGAAACTCAAACCTGTGACAGAGAAAGTTCTCCGCAAGTAGTGCATTGCTGTACACTGACAAATACTTCTGACTCTTTTCCTGTCATTTTCAATTACTGGAAACCTTCTTTTCATCAATTTTATTGTGCGAAAATCTGCACAATGAGTTGTTGAAAACCAATCTTGTGGGACAAGGAAATCATTTTCATTGATATTTTCATAGATGTATTCCGGATAACGTCCAATATACTGTTCAGGTATTGGAAAAGTTCTTATTCCTTGAACGCCTTTGAGAGGACGCGGTCCACTTTCATGGACATACACAGATGTTATTTGCCCAGGAATTGTTAATTCTTTGATGAATTCTTCCATATCAAGAACTTCTCCAGACATTTCCATAAACGGATGTGCAAATGAATCAATTTTTCTGACAATTGAACTTTCTCCTAGGAATGGTGGACCACGATGAATGGTGGAAACTTCTTCAATATCATTTGCAGCATCAGTGTAGATCGATGTTGTTGATCCTCTCGGTACATCTTCTTCGTCAAACATTTGAACATTCCATGAACTGATAGCATCATTCAATTGACTTTCACTTGCATTGTTGGCCGTATATGTTGCAAGACACAATTCCAAAAATTCCTTGAGAGACACAACGTCAGTTCCTCCCATTCTAAATGTAAATACATCATCAGGAAAACCACACCATTCACCATCAGCAGGCTTTTCGGCTTGAATGAGGTACGGATTGATTTTCTTTCCGTTTGGAGTGTGATATTTGGGATTCAAAATGACTTCTGCTCTGATATGCAAACGTCTGAGGTAAGCTTCTGGATCAACCTGGCAATTTGTCAACTGTGGAGTGTTTGGTGCAACATTTGAAGTGATAACCAAAAACTCGGACATCATTGGGACATTTCCTTTTAATTCAGCAACAGCCATGTTCACAGTGTATGGTGCAGAGTCAACCATTTTCATCACCTCGGCGAAATATCTCTGATTAGACATCATATCTGTTGAACAAAGAGGATCATGTATAACGACAAATCTTTGTCCACAATAATCATCCCAAAATTCTTCAACTGGGAATCGCCGGTACGTGGTGGTGTCAACGGGATGTTTTCCATTGGTTTTAACATGCAGGTACTTCGTTATAACTTCAACGAGTTTCGTTTTTCCAATGCCTGCACTACCATGCAAATAAACAGAAAGCGGAGGTTTGCGTTTAAACACGTTACTTTTCATCGTGACTCTCATCTCTCGAAAACATTTTTCAATTTCAGTTCGTATCCGCAACAACGCAATAAAAGCAACCCTTCCAGGATCCGTGGGATTTGCACATCGTGAATAACCAATGTACTTGACCATAGCCATCTGAACTTTGTCTTGAAGATTCTTCAGGTCTTTTGCAACTTCAAAATCATGGTTACATGTGACAAAAACATTCTTTCTAACCATGTTCGCCCATTTCTCAATAATTTCAGTGACGTCTCCAGACATTCCAGGCGGTACATACACTTTTCCTTCCACTTCACACCGCCATCGGCGATATATACTTGTGGCTTTGTCAAAAACTTTTTGAGCAAAATCCATGATCGTAGTGGTATTCTTGATCAAATTACTGACATTTGCAATTCTTTTGTGGGGAAAGTCAGCAATACCCATCACCTGTTGTACAATAACCGTGAGAAAACTTGATATTGTTGAATCGTCATCTTCAGGAACTTCGTCAAAACCCTGAGTCTCAAACTCTTCTGTGGGGAAAAATTTGGCTCTCATTCGTGAAACCGTGCTAGTTAGACTCGGGATTTTTTGACCGATGAACGATAATATTTGAGGGTAGGTAGACATCACCAAAAGTGGTATTTGTGTGTAAGCGACTGTGACAAGTTGATAAATGAAAGAAACGAAACGCACTATTTCTGTGAACATATTTCCTCCTAAAGCCTCTCCATGACTGGAAAGGGTTTCTCGTGTAGAATTGATAAAGTCACGCAATGAGGTAGTAATATCATTCAGATTTTCTGCAGTTTGACCTACATTGTTCATAAAATCACCAAAACCTTGCGTTTCGAAATTCCTTCTTCTGTCTTTTCGTGGAATCTGCCCTGGATAAAGGAAAGCTTTCATGTTGGGGGCAGGGCCAACACGATTCCTGTGAAGTTCGTAAAAAAATTGACCATACTTTCCTACAAGTTGATGGTCACGGAAATTTCTTTCCATTTCTCTTAAGATGTTGTAGAGAAAGGAAATTTTAAGTTCTTTTTGTTTGAATGACTTTTTCATCGAGCCATAATTGATGCTACCGTCAGACTTTCTCCATTTGTGAAACATATCACTTGTTTCCATCTGATTTTGCCAATTTTCATAATTATCATTCTCCAAAGCTATCAGGGCTTCATCAAACGAGCATTCTGCGGTCAGCATAACACCTTGTGACTCGGGATTTCTCCTGTGTTCATTTTTTGTGATTCTGGTGTTAATAGAATCCAATTTCCATTCAAAAGGCACAGGAATACCTTCATTGAACGACGTCGTATTCTCTTCAAAATCGATGTTATGAATTGAAGGAAAAGGCGTGGGGGACAAACCTGCTAATAATGAATTTTTCATTTCAATGATATCTTGCAATTTTTCTCTAAGATGACGTGCAACGGGAGAGAAAATCATAATTTCCTTCAAAAAAATAGCGGGTTTGTCCATGTATAACAATGTGTTTCCAAGATAAAGTATCGTTCTTTTGACACTTTCATGTAATTGAGAATTGACTCCCAAAAAACCAAAAAGATAACTTTCAATGATAGGGAAAGGATATCTTAGAAACATTGCAACCAATTGCCGTACTGAACATTTGATAAAATTTTTTCTCAATTGACGTCGATGATATTCAGTCAAAAGATAAGTGAAATGGCACGACATAACCATCTCAATAAAACATGAACGACCAGAAAAAACCAATAAATCTTTGAACCGTAAAGGTAAATTTTCTTGATCGAGGTTGAATTTCCATCCGGGTGTGATCACATCTAACACTGAAAGAATACGGGTGGAATGTGATTCTAATGCAGTGTGAAACAAAGACATTTTAACAAAACGATGCACATCGTTGTAATGATCACGTTCTCTTTCTTCATGATACTGGAAAAAATTGGAAACTGTGTTGTCACCCATAAAATAAGAAGGTAATTCATAAATTTGTGTAAGTTGTTTACAACAAGGCAACACAGAAAATCCAGAAACCGACATGATGCCATCATAAAAAGTGTGTGCTTCAGCTGAGAATTGTTCATCAAAACGATGGACGTAACGACAATCATGACAATATTGAAGTTCGTCAAAACACAACACAGATGTTTCATTGTGTTTAACAAAATTGAGACTGGAAAGGGAGGGAGGCACAATACGATGTGCAGTCTTCCAAATTAAAGGAGAAGTAAAATACATAGGACTGTACAATCTTCCTTCAAATGGGTATTCCATCAAAACATCATGCACAAATTCTAAAGGAACTTGCCGATATTCAGGGCAAAAGGCATGGAAGTTGTAAAACTGTTCGGGGTCGAACAAAAGATCCTCAAACTGCCCATGTTTCATATAGAACTTCTTAACACGGTCGAATTCCAAGTTAGAAAATGTGGAATTTTCGTTAAAGGTCGTTGAAATAAGAGGGAAACGGGTAAAACCCATCATAGTTGTCTTGGTTGGTATTGGCAGATAATGAATGGCATGAACTTTAGCAACATCAATCAAATCAGTTGAAAGACCTGTACTGGCATCGGCTTTGCACGCGACAGAATCAAAAGCAACATCATTGAAACAAGAAAGCGCTTCTATCGAAATCATATTAGGTCGAATCTCGCACATAGGAATGGTACGTCTATATAGTGCACTTGAGAATAGCTGACAATTACTAATATCTGGAAAGCTATAAGCAAAATATAAGTTCTCTATAACGCCCTGCAAGGTTGT